GCGAATATCAGGCCCCGCACGTGTCCATTTGGCATTACAAGTTGGACGAACTCGAAGAGGTTGGCGATCCCGAGATGTGGGTGAAAGCTCAGCCCAACATCGGCCGAACAATCACTTACGAGACTTATCAACTAGATGTCGAAAGAGCTGAAAAGGCTCCGGCAGCTCGAAACGACATCCTTGCGAAGAGGTTTGGCATTCCCATGGAAGGATATACATACTTCTTCACCTACGAAGAGACGATTGCGCACAATCGTGTTGATTTCTGGGAAATGCCCTGCGCGTTGGGGGCAGACCTTTCGCAAGGTGATGACTTCTGTGCGTTCACGTTCCTGTTCCCTCTTTCGAGAGGTCGATTCGGAATTAAAACACGGAGCTACATCACATCTCTTACTTTGATGAAGCTGCCTGGTGCTTTGCGTCAGAAGTACGACGATTTCAGAAGAGAGAATAGTCTTCACATCTTCGAAGGAACTGTTCTGGACATGAATGAAGTGTACGACGATTTGGATGCTCATATACAAGAGCTTCGATACGATGTTAGGGCTTTGGGATTCGACCCTTACAACGCGAAAGAATTCGTGAGCAGATGGGAAGCAGAGAACGGACCATTCGGAGTCGAGAAAGTTCCTCAGGGAGCTAGGACGGAATCAGTTCCTCTCGGGGAATTGAAGAATCTGGCTGAGGAAAGGTTGCTCATATTCGATGAAGGTCTTATGACGTTCACGATGGGCAATGCTATCACTCTGGAAGACACGAATGGAAACCGAAAGCTTCTCAAAAAACGAACACAAGAAAAGATCGACAACGTAGCAGCCCTAATGGACGCTTATGTGGCTTACAAGGCAAACAAGGAGGCGTTTGAGTGACGAGAGGAGGTAGCGGGTGACTATCAAAGACCGGCTGAAGCACGCGTGGAATGCTTTTGTCAATTTGGATCGACAAGATCCGTTCTATTCGTCTTCGGTGTCGTACGGACAGAAGCCGGATCGAACTCGCCTCAGGTTCGCGAACGAGCGATCGATCATTGCGGCCATTTACAATCGCTTAGCGATGGATGTGTCGGAATTGGCGATCAAGCACGTGCGCCTCGATGATCAAGATCGATTTGATTCCGTTGTCAAAAGTGGATTGAATGAATGTTTCACGGTTGAAGCCAACGTCGATCAAGCAGCGAGAGCTTTTCGTCAAGATATCGTCCTTACGATGTTTGATGAAGGTGTTACCGCTGTGGTGCCGGTCGATACCACACTCAATCCCAGAGTAACCGGCAGTTTCGATATCAAAACGATGCGAGTCGGTAGGATTGTTCAATGGGAATCTGAACGAGTTCGCGTGAATCTGTACAATGAGAAAACCGGTCGACGTGAAGACGTAACCGTAGACAAAGCGTTCACTGCCGTAGTGGAGAATCCTCTTTACGCGGTTATGAACGAACCTAACTCGACACTTCAGCGCCTCATTCGGAAACTGAATCTTCTGGATGCCGTGGACGAGCAATCGAGTTCTGGGAAACTGGACATGATCATCCAGCTTCCATACGTGATCAAGTCCGACAGTCGTAGGCGACAAGCCGAACAACGACGGAAAGATATTGAGTTCCAGTTGAAGGGCAGTCAATACGGCATTGCTTATACTGATGGCACGGAAAAGATCACGCAACTGAACCGTCCGGCTGAAAACAATCTTTTGAAGCAGGTTGAATACTTGACTGAGCTTCTCTACAGTCAGTTGGGCATAACAAAAGAAATCATGGACGGCACAGCTAGTCCTGAAGTAATGCAGAACTATTTTCATCGCACAATCAAGCCAATCATCGACGCAATTGTCGAAGCCATGCGGCGAACGTTTCTCACAAAGACAGCTCGTTCCCAAGGTCAAAGCATCATGTACTTCTATGATCCGTTCACGATCATTCCGGTGAAAGATCTGGCCGAGATCGCCGATAAATTCACAAGAAACGAAATTCTGTCTTCGAACGACTTCCGTCAAATTGTGGGAAGACCGCCTTCGAAGGAGCCAAAAGCCGATAAGCTTGTGAATGCGAACATGCCCGTCGACAAAGCCGGATTGAATCCAGGCACCGACCCAAATCCACCGGAACCACCCACGTGAGCGTGAAATCGCTCCGAACATGAAAGGAGACACCCGTGGACGATCACGATTTCGGTGGTTACGCGACTAAGGTGGGTGTCAAATGCACGGATGGCAGGACGATCACATCCGACGCGTTCAAACACATGGACGGGCTGGAGATTCCGCTCGTCTGGCAGCATATGCACGACTCGCCGGACAACATCCTCGGTCACGCGAAGCTTGAGCACCGCGATAACGACGGTACTTACGCTTACTGCTTCTTCAACAAGAGCAAAGCTGCGATCAGCACACAGGAGTTGATCCAGCACGGGGACGTGAAGTCCCTGTCGATCTACGCAAATCAGTTGGTCGAGAAGAACAAGGTCGTTCTTCACGGTGAGATCGGTGAAGTCAGCGTTGTTCTCAAGGGAGCCAACAAAGGCGCGAAGATCGACTACGTCAAGGTGGCGCACAGTGATGGCGACATCGAAACGTTGGAGGACGAAGCGGTCATCACGTTCGGGCTGGATCTCGAGCACGCTGACGGTTCTTCGATGACATACCAGGACGTCTACAACACGCTGGACGAGGATCAGAAAGCTCTCGTCGAGTTCATGGTGAAGGAAGCTCTGGGTAGCGGAGAAGTCAAACAATCTGCTATCAGCACAGACGTTGACGACACCAGCAAGGACGGCGAAGAATCCGAAGAGGATGTCAAGCCAGCCGAGGACGACAAGAAAGAAGATGGGGTCGACGGTGACGAGGCCCTCGAGCACAAGGAGAACGATACGATGACGCGCAACGTCTTCGAGAACAACAAGGAAGACAAGGGTTCCGGCGACGATGCGCGCAGGGGCACCCTGTCACACTCTCAGATCCAGACGCTGGTCGACGACGGCAAGAGGTTGGGCTCCTTCAAGGAGGCTGTCCTCGCGCACGCGGAAGACTACGGCATCACAAACATCGAGATCCTTTTCCCTGACGCACGCGCGATCGACGACAAGCCGGAGTGGATCACTCGGCGGATCGAGTGGGTCGAAGGCGTTCTCAACCAGACTCGGAAGCTGCCCTGGTCCAAGATCAAGTCACTGTCCGCGGACCTCACGCACGAGGAGGCGCGTGCGAAGGGCTACATCAAGGAGAACCTCAAGAAAGAACAATTCTTCACGATCGCCAAGCGTGAGACCACGCCGAAGACGATCTACAAGAAGCAAAAGTTGGATCGCGACGACATCATCGACATCACCGACTTCGACGTGGTGGCATGGATTTGGATCGAAATGAATTTCATGTTGCGCGAGGAAATCGCTCGCGCGATCATGACTGGCGACGGCCGTGAGATCGACGACGACGACAAGATCGACGAGACCAAGATCCGCCCGATCGCCTTCGACGACCCGTTCTACACCGACGTCGTCACTGTGCCGGCGAACACTCTTGGGAACGATCTGGTCGAGGCCGTTCTCCGCGCCCGTCATTTGTACAAGGGCACCAATCCGACCGCCTACATGACCACTCAGGTCATGATGGACATGCTTCTGGCCAAAGACAGTCTGAAGCGTCGCTACTGGAACAGCAAGGCTGAGCTGGCCTCAGCTTTGGCGGTCAACGCCATTGTCGAAGTTCCGATCATGGAAGGCGTCGAGCGTGATGGCGCCGAAGTCCTGATCATCCTGGTCAACCTCTCGGACTACGCGGTCGGTTCGACTCGCGGTGGTGAGATCACCAAGTTCGATGATTTTGATATTGATTACAACCAGTACAAGTACCTGATCGAAGGCCGTATGTCCGGCGCGCTCACTCAGCACAAGCGTGCGCAGGTCATTCTTCGTGGCAGCGGTACTCTGGCGACTCCGACCGTGCCCACGTTCAACGCTGGCACCGGCGTTGTGACCATCCCGACCGTCACGGGTGTCACTTACAAGAACCAGGAGACCGACGCGACCTTGTCGGCTGGCGCGCAGACCGCCCTCGCCGCGGGTGCTTCGCTGTCCGTCGTGGCCACTCCGAACACCGGCTACTACTTCCCGCACAACTTCGATGCGGACTGGACCTTCACCCGTCCGTTGGCGTAAGGAGTTTCAGGATGGCAAGGTTCTATGGGAAGGTCGGATACGGAAAAGACATCGACAAAGGTCATGGTGTTCACGAAACAGAAATCATCGAGAAGGTTTACTCCGGCGATGTGGTTCGTGATTACCGAAGGTCGCAGCAAGGTGAGAAAGTAAACAACGATCTCACCACTTCCACCTCGATCTCAATCGTGTCCGATACGTATGCGAATGAACATTTCTTTGCCATTCGGTATGTGGAATGGGCGGGGACTCTCTGGGAGGTCACCGGAGTAGATCAAGAGAGTCCCCGCCTCATTCTTCAGTTGGGAGGAAAGTACAATGGTCCGACGCCATGATCTTCAAGATGTTCTTGAGGTTGTATGTCCGAACGTGTATTTTCAGCCCCCCGCCAATGTGCAAATGACTTATCCTGCAATCGTGTACGAGCGCGCACGCGCGGATACTCGATTTGCTGATGACAAACCGTACACCAATACAAAACAGTACA